TTTGCTCTAGCAGTTTCTTGGCTTCTTCCGAAGAAGTCTCCGAGAAGACCTCAGAGAAATCTGGTACCGTCTTCATGATGGTTTCAATCTCTCCTTCTGTCTTTGCTAGGGCACTAGTACGACGGTTGGGTCGTAGCTCAGTGGTCGCATACATCTGACCCGACTTCTTCCCATAATCCAAGCGAATATCTGTGCCGCTGTGAAGGTCTGTCACATCGCCATATTCTGGATCAAGTACAATGTTCAGCAGACGCTCATAAGTTGTCTTACTGAAGCCCCAGATGCGAACACCCTTTTCCTCTTCGCCACGAACGACGACCGGAGCAAAAACTCGCATCTTAGGAAAGAACTTGCGAGCCATTTCCTTAGACTCATCCGTGCCTTCATTCCAAAGCTGATTGCCAAACTCAGCAATCGGATCGGTTTTGCCGAATGTTCGGGGGCTAATGAAAGTCACATTACTGTCTGCCCCAAGACGGTAATGATATAAATAATCACGGAAAGGGTCCCCGTCAAGTGGACATACAATACGAATAGTTTGTGTGCCCTCCTGTGGTTTCCAAAACCGATCATCAGAGCTTCCGCCCTTGCTGTTTAACTTAGCGTATTTGTTACGCATCTTATCCAAGTCAATACCCATGGTATTCTCCTTTACTGGTTAGTTGACCTAGTACTAATATACAGGATTATGGGCAGATGTAAAGTTTTATTTTCTAATCTTGTGCGATTTCTAAAATCTTGTCTAGTTTCAATCGGATAGCCTTGAGGGCTCCTCCGAATGTTAGTAGAACTGAATTTTGATATTCATCCCAATCTAATTTATACTGTTTTCCAGTTTTACCGTCGTGTTGTTTTTCAATAGCTTTATTTAAACCATTGATCGTGTAAAGCGTGTTTGTTTTTTTCTTTCGATGAATTCTGATAGTGAAGTATTTTAATCCTACTCCGGAACCTTGATCTATCTTGGCATTATAAGTGATAATTCTACGATTAGGGTCCATCTCGTCTTCAAAGACAAATATGTATTTATTTGTAAGGTGGTGCTGTGTTAGAATAGACTCAACAACCTCATCTACCACGCTATCATCTTCACCTCGGACAAATGTCGCAAGCAGGACGCCTCTATCTTGTTTGTTACTTTGCAAAAGCTTATTTTCCCCCACTATGCGTTATGAGACTTATGGTCTCCTTTCTTTGCTCTTCCTAATTAGGTTACTGGGGTGTCAATCTTCTCATTTCTTGCCTGACATATGTCTGTATAAGCTTTAATATATTTTTGATTTTCTTCTGACTCTATTGAATAAATTGAGTAATAGCATCTTATATCTTTAGTAGCAGACTTAATTTTCTTGCGAACCTCCCTCAAAAGGGAGCTTTTTTTCATCTCTTCTTGTGTGACCCCGTAGCAATATTCTTTATCTTTTATTTGATCTAAATCATAAAACATAAATTCCTCATCTTCAGAACTAAGAAGACCAAAAGTAGAAATCCTAATTGCAACTGGTAACTCTTTTTTTGTGGTTTTTACTGGCTCTATGTGATCAAAGTAGTTTAACATAGCGAACGTGTTAACAATATTGTGTGCTAAAACTTTGTCGTAGTTCTCCAAAGGAATGTCCCCAAGAAAAGTTTCAACCTTCTCCAAGTCGATTAAAATTATCTGTTCTAAACCGCCAGACCTGGCAATATCCTGGAATGCTCTGAAGGTCAAACTCTCGTTTGCTCGTTCCCGCTCATTGAGCACATTCCTGTCTGGAATTATATATAAGACCCTAACGGATGCCTTTTTCAGGACCTCAAAAATTCTCAACGAGGCACCCGAAATGTGCTCTCCGCCCTCTACAACATATAACACTTCTGAATTCTTAGTAATGCCCTTTAGCTTTTTCTTGACCGCTGTTGCGGGAAAATTATTTTCGTATTCTACCATAGTCTGAAAGCTGCCAAGAATCTCCTCGTCAATATAAAAAGTATTATACTCTTTGTATTGGTCGAATGATTCCATGAGGTTCTTGACCCCTTTTCCAACCCCGACTACGTTATACAAAAGATTTTGCCTCCTTTAGGTCTGCAAAGTTCTTTCCTATGTTTGCGGACACCAAAAACTTGCCAAATCTCGTGTCCCCCATAAGAGAGCCCAACTCATTAAATAGTTCTTTATCTTCAGAACAAAAGTCCAACACAACGGAATCATGAATTATAAATGCTATCTTGGTTTTTCGTCCACGAATAAGATCTCGTATTTTCACAGCCTGCTCAAGAGCTAGATCAGCGGCAGTAGATTGAATCAAGTAGTTTAAGGCATGGTGTTGATCTGATTTAATGTCTCTAGCGAAAGGGGTTCTAATATATTCGCCGTCCCAATGGTCGTTGACCAAGGTGTCTTTATCATAGTTCTTGTTTAGTCTGTTAACATACTTTGCCAACTTTGGAGAGTGACTTCCATATAACCAAGCAAAGAAGGTTTCCTTAGCAGACGGACGATCAAGCTCATTATCGAATACGTTCTCTATATTCCATTGGTGAACATCCTCCTGTGGTTGTTCAAGTCCCAGGAGCCCCAGCAATACTCTAATCTCTGCGCCATTAAAATCAAGCTCCAGAAAAAAATCGTTAGTTGGCTTCAGTATTGACCTATATTCTTTTTTCAAAGTCAGTATTGGAAAAGTAGCCGGTCTAGTCGTCAGTCTCCCAGTAATAGTACCAAACTGATTATAATAAACATAAGGCGCACAACTATTGACCTTCTTCATCAAATTTGCAACTGCCGGGGTTGGCGGTTCCTTCTTTAGACCAGCAATACTAATATTAAGTTTTTGCTCTTTAATCTCTGCAAGCATTTTAGCAACGGAAAACAGATGTTTATAATTCGGGGGCTTGGGGCGAGACTCTATGACATAATCTGAAATCTGATTTTTAACCTCGCAATATTTCTTTAGGAACCAAGGAGGTAAAACATCAAACAAGCAATTTTCTTGTAAGTTTATTTTTGAGATTGCCAACGAGCGGATCAGGGCTGATCTCTTTGTCCTTAGATCCCTCCATTGTTCTTTAAGGTGTTCAGGGCAAGCTTCATCCAAACTTTTGCCAAAAGCGTACAACTCTGCATAGTCAACGCCCCGATACCCCTCCAGAAAAGAAGTGTATGACCAAGTTCTGGTCAAGTCTTGTGGGAATTTATCTAGATCAAATAAAAGTTCGCCATTGTGATAAATGCCGACGCACTCACCCTTATCATCCAGTGTTTGGAAAAGCAATTGTGTTCCTTAATATTTCAATGTTTCTTACTTTACCACAGGTCTTGTGTTTTTTCAAGTAAAGTTTTTCTGGGCTCTTAAAAGTTTGTTCTGCAAATGATAAGTTGCATCATAAAATCCATGAGTGTCCAAGATGTCATATAATAGCCTCATGTCAGATAGCATTTCTCTAGTTGTTGATTTGTTACCCATTTCCATCTTCCTCAACAGAAAGTGAGTCTTAAGATGCCACCGCTGACCAAATGTACCAAGATTACCGAATTCTGTCTCAAAGTTTGTTTCAGTTCTCTCTTTGGCAGTAGGCTTAGTAATATGATCACAATCATAACGCTTAGAATAACCAAAGACATATGGATTAGAAGAGCGAAACGTCTCATACATATCAACAAGGTAGGCTTTTAGATTTGTTATGTCTTGTCTGTATGAATAATCAAAGTAGACCCTCTCTAAAAAGAAATCATCAGGATCTGCATATTGTGCCATTCTTTTCTTCATAACAGGCGAGGCAACGTTAGCAACTAAACGCCAAGGGGCATTTTTGTCTATCATGAACCCGTGCTTTTTAGCAATCTCCATAAAGAAGGAAAAGTTATTATCATTGATGTATTTTTCTAATTTTGGAAAATCATCAGAATACAGATCATTGCCAACTTCAACAACTAACCCAGAGCAATTCACAGAGCAATACTTGCTTTGTATGAATCCACTTCTTGTAATCGGTACATTTTTAGCGATATGTTTTATTAACGGGGAGACTGCCTTAAGAAATCCCTTGAAATCTACAGCCTGATCGTTTTTCTCTTTGATCGCAAGGTATTCATCCGAAATGGAAGGGAAAATTAGATCTTTAAGATGACTATCATACTCAACATTTGCATCGACATATCCTTTGGCGGCAGATAGTTTAGCCCAAGGAGAATCCATAACGACCCTGCCTCTATTAGCATAGTCTCTCATATCTAAAACCAAATCTTCCCAAGCATCAGCAACAAAGTCTAATAGAAAAATAGTCTTATTGTCCTCTGCATATTTTATTTGCCGCAAGTGGTCTGTTCGTGGATGGATGGAAATCATATCAGGTGTAATTCTACCGTATAAACGATCAACTGTCCAGAAGTTAATCATATCTTTTTCTAATAGGTCAACATATTCAGAATATAAAGATCTTCCTTCATGAGAAATCTTTGAGGTAGAATCATTTGAAGTGTATACTGCTATTCTTTCAGGTTTCTTTTGTGACATATGTTATTTACCCTGTGGAAAGTTTGTCCACCTGCAATCTAGAGAGGTTTCAAAACCCGAAGCCGTGATACTGTTTGAGACTTTTGTTACAGTATAATATCCACCCATCTTTAATTCCCTTGCTACTCGCTTACCCATAGCGAAATCTGCATTAATATATATGGTTTGCCCCGTTCTAAACAAGTTGTTTCCTATCATTGCTATGCTCGCATCTTGAGGAAATGCTAAGACACCCAACTCAGATCCACCGTTGGCAGCATTAACAATATTTTGAGTTTGGAGATATTGGTTATCCTGTGCGTTGAACGAAAATGATTTAACCAATCCGTTCTCTGCTCCAAGAACTAAGTGGTATACACCTTTTTGTTTGTCTGCATCAAATTTGCCATTTCCCTCTTTCTTCTCTTGAGAGTATATTATCATATATTCTTTAGCCTCGGGACTGTTAACTAAGTGGTTCCAATCTCTATTGCTTAATCCCTTTATTCCGAATATAGGATCTGACTCTTTAAGAACTGATCCGTTCTTGATGTCTACGGCGGTTGTTAAAAAAGTAGTTTCAAAACTAACGCCACCATCTTCGGGACTACCAAAACACTGGTTGAACGCTGGCTCCAATAAAAAACGCAACAGGTCTTGTATAAAAAGCCTCATAGGATACGCAGTTTTTTGCGGTTTTATCACTCGGTCTAAAAAGAAAACCTGAAAGGCGTTTAAAGAAACAGGGATATCCGAAATGCTAATATACTTTACGCCACCAGCTACAAGTTTTGAAGAAGGCACAGCCACTGTTCCTAAAATTATCTTTTGTGATTCAGATACACCAGATGCTCGTACAACTTCAATCATAGCATCCAAAATATCCCCGAAAAGAACAAACCTAACTGGGAGAGTGCCGTAAGCACCTGGCTTGGTTGCTAAAGGATTTAGCCTTTTATCCAGCTTGACTTTAGTCATAGCCTCGCCCCTCTTTTCACCCGCTTCTGCGTTGACAACTGCCCCAATAGCACTAGTACCAGATTCTTTAACACTCGTGACCTTACGCTTCTTATTTGAACTTGTCCTAGTTGTGAAAGAACCTGGCTTTTCTACAGTTCCCGATTTTTGGTCGATACCAAGCAAGCTCTCCGGGACATTTACAATCTTCACTTTACCATCCCTGGCGTTAGTACCAGTTAGTTTTGTTAGATAATACTCATACTTATCTTTTCTTTGGGAGTCATTCATTAATGTTAGAGCGTGTTTTGTATTAGATATTTGCTCTTTCTTTGTCTTTATTTTATCCTCTGGGGCTTTGTCTTTAGCCTCCAATATTGCTAATTCTTTTTGAAGGATGCGTAAATCTAATTTGACTAAGGCGTCGTCAACTCCAGAGATAGTAGAGTTAAGGGTCTTAGTTGTTGATGGTTCTATCCCTGCTAGCGCACCGAGGGTAGCCAGTTTGCCAGTATCCATTACCTGGGATGTGACATTAGGATTAGTTAATTTTGCAAAAAGCTGTGTTCCTTCACCATAAGACTTTTTTAAAGCCTCAAACGACAAATTTCCAACACCCTTTAAGTTTGCTGTTCTAAGCTTATTTTGTCTCCCAATAACGCTGTTATCAGGAAATATATTGGACTGCGGTCCAGAGAAAGATTCCTCAATTGATGCGGCGTAATCAATAGACAACGTAGCCTCCCCACTTTCGCCAAATGTTAATTTATAATTTGTCATTGACATAAGAAGTACCATCTGGTTTGACTTGACAGACTCGTAAAAGGATTTGTCTCCCATGGGGATAACAGACTGGTCGTTGAATGATGGAATAGCCCAACCAACCACTGCTTTAAGGCGGTTTGATTTAGGACTAAAAACTCCTTTAACATTCTTTTTTTCTCTTACGGATTTACCTTTAGTTTTTCTTTTGCCTTTATAATCTTTCCTTCTTGCCTCAAGGGCTTTCAACTCTTGGTCTAGTTTTTCTTGAATATTTTTTGGCTTCCCTCCACCAGGGGTGTTCTTGACTCCTTGTGGTGAGATTAAAGATACATAAGGACCCTCAGCCAAATCTCTTATTGAAGAGAATTTAATTTCTAAGTTTGCCACAAAACTAATTGCGCCGGGGTGCTTGTTATCAAGTGCAAATGAAAATTGACTTATGCCTGCTCCACGACCTCTTCCGTTCTCTCTAAAAATTACTCCTTCCGAGTCGCTGGAGGTCCCGTCATATTTGTCTAATGTGCCAGGCGGAGCATAATATTCACTAAAATATACAATACTATCTTTTTTGCTTGGATCTTCTGATGGAATGTATAATCTTAGTTGAGGTACAAGATACGCCAATTGAGCAGGACGTGCCTTCAAAAAGTCTTCTGCTAAATTGCCTTTACTCAACAAACTGATTACATCAGCCGCTTTAATTGAATTGTTCACAAGGACAAGCCGCTCTTTAGATGCAGTATCACCCCGTGGAGTCAGGAGATCCATATTATCAATTAGGAAACATTGCTCGTTTATTCGAGCAGCATCAGCCGCAGCTTCTTCGTCTTTTACAACTTTATCTTCATCAGACATTTTTAGGACCTAAATGTGCTTAGTATTACCTCAAGAGGTTTTGGGATAAGAACTTTGTCTCCCAAGGTATAATGACTATCTGTTGGCTTTTGATTAAACCAAGCGATTACCCACCAAAGCCGAGAATCTGAGTAATACTTGTGGGCTAATTTAAAAAGTCTTGAGCCCTTCTTCCACACCTCTGTTTCTATAGATAGTGTTTGTATCTCCTCTGGGGTTGGGTACCTCAATGAAGGGGTTTCAAATTGGTAAATTCTTTCCACCCCTTTGTCTTGGAATACCTCTTCTTTATATCCAGGGTCTTCATTATAAAAAGCGTCACGCAGTTGTAATCTAGATGCCATTTTTCACCTCCTAGCTCGTATATCCCGGTCCACCGGGTCTCATCATTCCGCCGGAGCCTAGTGTTGCATTGTTGCGAGCCTCTTGTACTTGAGTTGGGGCTGATTGATTTTTGTCTTGTGTCTGTTCACCTCGACTGGTATTGCTAGAGTCCTGTGTCCCGTAAGGGTACCCTGATTTGCCGCCTCGGAACTTTTTGTTTTTGTCCCAACCAAGATTATGCTCATGAAGGACAGTAAATTCAAGAGACAACTTAAAGACTTTTGGATATATCTTTGATCCCTCTACATGGAATCCGTCACCTATTTCTGGAGAAGTGGAGACACCAGCAACATAACCCAACAGACCACCGCCTGTTTCCGCATTTGTTATAAGGTTCCCGAATTTAATTCTAAGCAGCGGAGCACTCTTAATAGTAGAGGCTCCTAGATCACCAGTTTCATATTCTGGATAAAGAAACTTCTCTAGGAGTGAGACATTACTAAGATTCCTCTTTGCCTCCATCACACTGTAGGAGGGTAAATCCCACGCTACTGATATGGAACGACGAGTATTTTGATACACAGGCATTGAGTCCATTCTGCCGTAGGCATCAACCGAGGTCCAACTAGAAGCAAAATTGTCCGAGAAGGTGGTCAAGAAAGCAGGAAAACTTATTGTGTTCGAACTGGGAACGTGAGTTATTTCTAACACAAGCCCCTGGTTTATCAAGCTATCAACCGCTGGGTCTGAAAGCAGTTCGCCTGGGGATAGTTTAGTTTTTCTAATGTCTTCTCGTTGCTGCTGAGTTATTCCACCTTTGAGGTCCTCTTCAGACAAAACTATGTTGTCAAGTAAAAAACCGTTTGGATCTTGATTAGCCATTGTCTTAATATCTCCTAGTTAATTCCTGTGGTCACAGACAATTTCTTATCAATGATGTCCATAACTGCCTGCCCAAGTTCTCTTTCATTAAGAATTAGTTTTACCACTGGTGGCTTATTGTTTACGGCAGTGTTAGCAGCGGTAGTATCTTTTTGTGCTTGTTGTAGCTTATTGTTTGGTACGACTTCAGCACCTCGGGGCAAGTTAACCAACTCTGGACCCTTTTCACCGACGATAGCTTGACCGCCCTTAAAATTGTTTGTTCCCTCTGCTAACATAGGGATCTTAGGTACCCCAAATTCTTTTCCGCCGATCAGTGGCACCCAGTCGGGCACAGTAAATGATAATTTTCCAAGAGTTGAATTGAAAATCTTAGCTATCCCATTAAAGGCAAATTTGTAAGCTTTGAACATCGTCATGGGAAGGAAAAGAACTATATCAGCAAGGTTGTCCCAGACGAACATCATTCCCGAAACTATTGTATCCCACAATCCACCTAATCCGCCGAGTTCATCAGATAGCATATAGAATCCAGCAATCAAGGCGGCTACACCGACTACTATTAAACCTATCGGATTTAAAGTCAATGCTAAGTTAAATGCGTATTGAGCGGCAGTCGCAATGCCCGTTGCGATATTATATGCCCCCATTACAGCAACATACAAACCCGCAACTATGCCGATCGCTGTAAATTGAAGAATGTTTAGCGCAAGAGCGGCAGCCATTGATAATAAAGCTGGTCCGACAAAACCAACTATAAGCGCACCGAGAGAATAAACTACCGGCTTGTTCTCAGATATCTTTTGGACTAACGACCCAAAAACGCTCAAGACTGGACTTACAAAATCTAAGATATCGGCAAAGATTGAAATTACGGGCGTAAAGAATGACAACATTTGTTTGCCTATTGCGCCGAGTCTATCCATAAAGGTCATCGTAGTCTCAACAAGTTCATTAAAGTTTTTTTCTGCTTCGGGTAGTTCTTCTTTTGGTCCCATCAGATTTTGCAAGACGCTCACATCCATACCCATTGCCTCAGCAGCAGCCATCCTTTGGAACTTGGTCATGTTTTCAATTGATTGCCCGGTCGCCAAGAAAGAGTCTCTTAACATATCTATTTGTTCTGCTGGCGTCTCTGCCTGTAAAAGAGCCATGGCATCAATGTTGGTACCTAGTTGAGCATTCATTTTGCCAACTGCACTGGCTGCACCATCAAACGTGTTAAACTGTTCTGTTACTGAAAACAAATCGTTCATTTCAACGCCTGTTTCTTTTGCTGTCTTTGCGAGGTCTTTAAATACTTTTTCAGCTTGATCACCAAACTTCGCTAATGTTTCAGCGTTTTGAGCAAACCCCTCAACTAGTGCTTTCCCGTTCATTCCTATTTCTGCACCAAGTTCGATAAGGTCTTCTTGGAAGCCTACTGCTTCCTCTGCCGATCTACCAAGGCTATTCATCAAAAAGTCGTTATTCTTGGCGGCGAGTTCAGCACCAACACCAAACTGACCAAGTGCTATGGAGCTATCTATTAAAGTTTTCTGATTGGCATTTGACATCTGAGTGAAATTCATCATGTTGTTTGCCAAAGAACCGATGGCTGCACTCACATCTTTTTGGTCTTTGCCAAACTTTGCTGCCATAGCAACAGAATCAGTTAACTGGGCATTAAATTGTCCAAAAAGTCCAGTTGCTAACCCTAATTCTTTCCGTGAATCCTGAAGGGCAATAGTTTGGTCTTTGATCGCATCAATAATCTGGGTGGCTAGATTGAGCCTTTTTAGTTCCGCTTCGGCTAGCCTTTCGGCTTCTTCGTTCGTTTTTCTCTGAAGATCAACCTGATCTTGCATGTTTTGAAGCTGCGAGTCGTTTATGCCAGCTTGTTCTCTTTTTAATCTGTTTTGTTCTTCAATCGCCCTAGCTAAATCCTCATTGCCGACAGCTCGAGCATCAGCGGCATCTTTTTCCGCTTGTTCAAATTCTTTATATGCTTCAGTTAAAGCTTTAACTTCCTCGGGTGTTCTTCCAAGGGCTAAAGCCGCAGAGGCAGCCGCTGGGTTGGCACCACTGTCATCACCATTTTCATAAAATACTCTAGGGTAGTAAGCCATCTATCAATCGCCTACTTCAGTGGCCAAGTAATGCCAACTTCTTTTTCAAACCGCTTAATGGCTACATCTAATCTGTGCCTAGATTTATACGTCATTGGGCTGTCTAAACCATACTTCTTAATGGCGTTCATATATCTCTTTTCATGAACCAGTGCATTACTGAATCTCATTACTTGGATCTTGTCACCTCTTACTCTTACCGGGATCTTAGCCCCTTTAAACATTTTCTCTAGTAGATATTGAATCCACGCACCAAATACCTTCATCATATTCTCATTTAGAGTTCCATCCTCTATTGAGTTAAAATCAAATACAAAATTGTCAAAATCTTGCTCGGTCATTTCAAGTCCTCCGGTGTTACACCATTCTTCATAGTAAATAGTCAGATAAGCTAAATATAAAGAAAAGGGAGCATTGCCCCCTTATCAATATTTTTTCCTTGATTTGGATTTAGATTTGGCAGTGGCTTGCTTTTGTGCTTCGCCCTCTTTTTTAATCTGGTCTGCGAGCTTCTTAAGGAACCACCTTCTGAGCTTAACTGGCAAGTTATACGCCTCAAAGAAGCTCCACCCACCATAGTACTTTAATTGGAAAAACTGCTCATAAACGTGCGATATATAATCAGGCGTCAGGCCAAAAAAAGTTAGTTCCAAGAGGCACCCCCTGAGCCTCTGCTACATAATCACAAGAATCACATTCAAAAGAATGTTCTAGTGTTACATTTGGCATAACTTTTTGATACACTTCTCTGATGTATCGTGAATCCCTAGCCGGCATATTATCAATAAACCCATTCACATAGGAAGGCTGGTTGTTGCCATTAACTGATACGATACTTTGCCGAAGCTGATTTGTCAATGCTGCTGATGGTAATTTGTGCTTCCGTCGTTGCTCGTCCATCTTTGCAAGCTTGCGCTCATCATCACCCGTCATCAGTCGGCACTCAACACTTACTTTGGTTGCTGGTGCTGTTAGGACAAACGTGTTCGAAGCAGTAGCTTCAACCCCTTCGGGTAGCTCAGACCCTTGAACCTTCTTCACCTCATCAATATTGAATGATGAATCGGATGTAGCGCCGCAACTGGGGCACTGAACTTTTGTGTCGTATTCCTCACCGTACCCTGTTACTCTTGTAGCAATGAGGACAGCATTTTTATCTCCGATCAAGAGATCCTTAGCTTTTATTCTTTTGTCCACAATAACGCTATCAATTAAACGATCTAAGACAATGCCCTTCTTCAGGAGCGCACGAGAAGTTAGAATATCTTCTTCTTTTGCCGTCATAAAACGAATCTCAAGTGTGTCTTCACCATCAAGTGGGTGCCCAGGAGGGTAAAACTTACCTTGAGACGGCAATTCTACAAACTCTGTAGGTGTGGACCATGACATTTGACCCCCAGATACAATTGGAGCAGCAGAATCAGCCTGTATTGGCTCATTCTGCTCTTCCAACGAATTTGGGTTAGTTCGGTTGCTATTTCTAGCCATATTAAAAACCTTTCAGCTATGTTTCATTAACTATAGCTTATTTTTGTAGCTTTGTTAAGCTTTATTTAGTTGCCGCCCATTCCAGCGACAGGCTCACCGAATACACTCATCTCTGCCCAGTCGTATTTGATAGTGACTGAGAGTTCTGTAGCTTCATCGGAGGTATAGTCAAGCGTGTCTCCAAAAGAAACTGCGCTAATCCAAGCGTTCTTCAAAGACCACTCTTCTACCGCTCTGCCATCTGCATCAATCTGAGCAATTGTCACAGCGCCGCCGATTGCTGCTAGAGCTTTAGCTTTACTGGTTGTAACAATAGAGTTTGGCTGATCAGGGTATTGGTATCCCGAAGCCCGCACAGTGTCAAGTAGAGTCTTAGCTAGGTCAGGAGCCAATGGGTCTGCCAGCGTGGCTGTGATCTCACCGTTCCATACAACTCTTCCTGGGAATTTGAATGTATGATTAAGGTAAGTGTGCTCAATCGTGTTAATTTCAACACTTGGCTTAGTGACAGTCTTAACTACCCAGACTGGAATTCCACCAATATAAAGGAAGAACCTATACCCTCTTTTTGGGTCGGAGCTTGCGTCGCCCCAGAAAATGCCTTCACCTTGATTTGCCATCTTTTTTATTTTCTCCTGTTATAAGTAGTTCTTCTCAGAAACTTTAGTCGTCAAAAGACGCCCCTGTATTGGTGATCACAAAATCAATAGCAAAGAACTCAACGGAGCGGGTTGGCTTCAAGAGAATCTTAGCGTACATAATATTTCGGTCAATCAAATCTGGGGTTGTCGTAGACTCGTCAAGAATCAAGCGGAAGTCCGATAAACCAAACCGTGATTTCACACTTCGGAGTATTGGCTCTGCTTGTCCCTTGAAACGATTCCAAGTAGATTGTTGATTTTGGTCAAAGAGCATCCGACCTGCAATACGGCTGATTTCTTTCTTCAAGAAAATCATGAGTCGGCGAACATTAACTCGGTCAAGAGCAGAAGGTGTCACCTGAAGTGTCTTCTGTCCAAAGATCACAATACCCTCTGCTGGGAATTGTGCGATTGGGTTAATATTTGCCTCGTAAAGCTTGTCACGCTCCGCAGAGTTGAGGCGGCGGGACACATCAAGAACAGGTAGACCACCTGCGCCTTCAGATAGCCCACCCCGTTGGAAGCCGGCAGGGGCGAACCAAGGAGCCTTAACTCTGTCGTTGAATGAGTAAGCGCCCAAAGCAGCGATGCTTGGTGGTGCCCACAAACTTTGGTTTGTAATCGTGTCAACGATTCGGACCCAAGGGTAGTACGCTGCACCATAGCTGCTGTTAATGCCCCTATCTTTCAAGGAGTTAACAGCCGAATCAACAGTAGCGGCACTACGAGTTGCAAGTGAGTCAGCGTTCTCTGCTGATGCCGTGTATACACTCTCAAGATCAATGATCGCCAAAGAATCGCCACGCTCTTCACAAATATCAAGCATCTTATTGGTTACTGTTGTATTAGTAATGCCTGGCAGTGTTAACAAGTTATACTCTACAACTTCTGGATCACGAACAATGTCTAGTGCTCGCATCATAGAATGTAGAGCATAATTATTTGTTTCTGTTTTGCCAGATGTAAGAGAGTTACGGAAAGGTTCCCGCTCCTGAATATCTAGTCCATCAAACCCGCCGTGAAGACAGGTCGTGAACTTATTGAATCCAGCATCAAGAACAGCTTGATAAACAGCGTTACCCGTTCCGACAGCGGCTGCTGTGCTTGCTGGCAATGCCTTACCTGCTGTAAAGCTGGCACCGGCTACACGCTGACCACGAGCATATTTTGCGTCATTTGGTACATTAGCGATTGGCGATACATCATCAAGTGAAAAGACATAAGGGACAAGGAAATGTTGAGAATCTTCCTTAAGCCAATTTGCGTCAGCGCCGCCGAAGGCAGCGCAAGCTTGTGTTACATCAATAACGCCAGCGGGAGCTAAGGAATCATTACCTGCGCCTCTAGCTGGAACACGGAGGACATCAACAATAGCTTCGTTAAATTTAATGTCGCTAGTAGATCTACCAGTATACATTCCAAAGTAAGCCTTGTTAGGAGCTAACCCTGCACCCTGAGAGGCGCTAAGGACTAAGGGAACCTCCGGGAATCTAATTGCAACGTGGTGAGTTGCGCTACTGCATAGAATCTTACCAGCAGCACTTCCTCCGCCAGAGTGTCCGACGAAATTGGTCATATCGTCTGTGTTACCACCATCTACCATTGAGAAGACTCCATCATTGTCGTCAGCGTCAGTGGTAGAGTCACCGTAAATATTAAGTCCATTGTCTGAATCTTTAATTGTGACGTCTCTGTACTTGATGTGACCGAAGAAGCCGAAGGGCAAGTAAGCAGCATCAGCAGTGCCTCTATCTACGTCTTCGTTCATAACCACACGAATTACATCAGACTTATTAAGGTAATTGCCGTAGAAACGAAGCCTTTTCTCAGTAGAATCATACTCTGAGAACTTATCGCCAATTTGCCGGGCAATGTAGTTTGGAGAAGCAGGGTTTAAGTTACAGTTGCTATATCTTTCCAAAACAATCGGAGCAGCATCTGTATCGTTAATCTTTCTAACTAATACCGTGAAGGTGCCGTAGCGATCAAAGTCGCTAGTGGGCGCTTTAATATCAACAATAGATATTTTAATATCATTCTGAAGTGCGCCAGCATCTCTAGCCTCAATGCGGAATAGTTTCTGTTGGCTCTCCGGCTTATAAGCAGAAGTATTAGTTGTTAAATCCTGTGCGATAAACCAACCTGTAGTTGCCTTTCTTGATCCGAACAATCTATCGTTTTGCTCAATGTCCGCACCGGCATTGTTTTGCATCGGCATAATAGCGCCGAAAAGAGGAGCGCCAGAATAATCCGTGCCGGCGGTTCTCAAGAACTCGCTCTTGTGCCCATGAAGATGATGCTCATAGGTTTCACCTAGAAAGTAATGTTCTATAGCAGAACTACCAGTAGCCGAAGTGGTAATTGATGAGTTCATGAGAGTTGGATTAGTGTTTAATACCTTGCGAATAAACTTATCACTAGTTCTGTCAAAGTTAAATCGGAATTGTGTTGCATCAGTTCCCGCAGGGTCGGATGCTCCAGACTTAAAGTTCAAGATGAAATCACCATCAGTCTGGGACATAATCAATCTACAACCCATAGGGGTTGATACGCCTGAGTTTCCGACGTGAGATCCAGACAAGTTAAATGTTCCTGATTTAACGTAGAGAACGGCAGCCAAGGTGCCTGAGAGCACTGTACCTGTCGAAGCAGATGGCCAAACAAACAAACCGTATGCGCCGCCGTTGCCCTCTGTAGTATCAATAGAGCCAATTTTAAAGCCGGCTGCGGCGGTGGCGTGACCGTCTGCAACATCTGGATGATGTTCGCCCTGGAGGCGGACAAAGTTAACTGTTGGGCTGTTTTTTAACCAAGCCTGTGCAGCATATGCAGCATACGTTGGGGCAGTTAAATTACCATCTCTCCAGACATCTTCTGCTGCTCCGCCGGCTGCTGGTTCACCAAAGATAGTAACGAACTCTGAGAATGAGCTAACCGAAATTGGCTTCATCGCAGGTCCCTTTCTTGCACGACCTACAATCATAGGTCCTACTGGGACTGATTCTCTTGGCAATTGTGAATTATCGATCTCATCGATAAAAACGCCTGGGGATACAAACTTGAACTTCTTATCAGACATTTATGGGTTTCTCCTCTTTAAAAGCTAATAGCTCTTATAAACTCCATACGAGTTTATTCTTAGTAAATAGTATGTCTTACAATCAAACGCCATCCGTTTTACTCAACCAGCTTATTCTTCTTATCAACAATCTGGAAAACATCTGGGTTGCTGCTACTCAGTGACTTTGCATAGTGATCTAGCTCATCTTGCAAGACCACTCTTTCTCTTTGAAATTTCACTTCTGCTGCGCTCTCTCTAACGACGACAAAAGGTTGTTCTTGATTTTTGTCTTGTCCTATGATATACCCTAAAACCCGTATTGTTAAGTTGGTAGTAAACTTTCTTTCATCTTCGCCCAGAGAACCAGCGTTGTTGGATTGGGAGAAATCGTTTTGAATGAAAGCCTCATATTTATTTCCTTCGTGCTCTGCCCTAAAGGAATTATGGGCTCCAGTCCGAGCAAGGAAAGGTGCAGTTATTTCATTCATCTGCTGCACATATTCTGTTGTTATAGCAATTTCATAATTTACATCAACATAAATTGGCTGAGGTATTGAAATGGTCTGGTAAACAATCTTGTCGTTTTCTCTTGGGAAAGTTTGCCTATTAATATCTGTCTTGGTAGATGACTTTCTTATGGAGTCGGCGTTTGATCGGTCTCTTGTCTTCAACTGTTGAACTCGGCGGGCAATTTGGATTGATCCACCCTTTTCGTCATTGATGCCCATTATTGATGCAGCATATATTCCCCTTGATGAAGGATCTTTGGTGACGGAGCTTCTCTCTACCGAGATCATTGGATAAATTAGTGTTGTATTGTTATCTCTAAGGTTTACATTATCTTTTATCATGTGTGCCCGCTCTT